TACATCTCTTCCCATGTCGGCTACATCTTCTAATGTAAGTTGGTGTCTGGTAATGCAGCAAATAGTATGACCATCTTCATCAAAGATGACTCTCTTAAATGAATCATAATAATTCTTTAAGAAAGTCTTATGATTTTGCAGATAAGTCTGCCATTGTTCGCAAGCTGCGTCTTCATGTAGTTCTTCTTTAACACCAGGAACACCTAGTAGAATAACAAGCCAATCTAATGCAGCTTGAGCTAACAACAGAGGAGAAGTGGCATCTTTAAGAGGAATCGCACATTTTTTCTTTACTGTTTTGTCGCGAATTTTTTTGGCTTCTGCACTACTCAATACATTGGCATGTAATCTACTGGCTCTATTTGGGTGAACATAGTCGTCATTTCCAGGTGTGGAATAAATGGCAAGATCAATACTAGAAAGTAGTTTTTTTGCTTGGTCGCTCTTTTTGAAAAGTTGGGTAAATTTGTGTTTGCACTTACCAGTGTGTCCCTTAGGAAGAACACATAAGTGTTTTTGACTTTCTCTGTTTGGGAGTTTGGCACTTTGGGAAAGATAATGATTGCAACTTTCGGCTTTGTCATTATCAGGTCCATAAGAGGTTACTTGGAGACACATAGAATTCTCATAATGGTCTTGAATCTCGGGTGAAATAGGGGACATAGAGTCGACCCATTTCTGATAATCGTGGCATTGTGTTGTAGACATTTTAAATGAGCAGTTTTCATTAATAAAGTAAACTTTTTTTAGAAAAAACACTTCAATTTTTATTAAAGGAATGGGTTTAAAGAAAAATTGATTTAAATAATATAAATCAGATATTATTACATATGGAAATTAAACAAACAAAAGGTTTACATCGAGATACAATTGATAAATATTATACAAAAGAAATTGTAGTTGAGCAATGTTTAAACATGGTTAAAAAATATATAGAATTAAATACAGATGATTTGATTGTAGAACCAAGTGCCGGAAATGGATCTTTTATAAAAGGTATTAAAGAATTAACGAGTAATTTTAAATTTTATGATTTAGAACCAGAAAATAAAGAAATAATAAAACAAGATTATTTATTTTATGATTATAGTAACATAAAGAAAGCATATAATAAAATACATATAATAGGCAATCCTCCTTTTGGTCGTCAATCATCATTAGCAATAAAATTCATAAAAAAATCTTGTGAATTTAGTGATAGTGTTTCATTTATTCTACCTAAAAGTTTCAAAAAAGATAGTTTAAAAAAATCATTTCCATTACAGTATCATCTAATTTTTGAAATGGATTTACCTGACAAATCATTTTTAGTTGATGGGGTAGAATATGATGTCCCATGTATATTTCAAATTTGGAAAAAAAAAACATATGATAGAATCATAAATAAAAAATTAACACCAATAAATTTTAAATTTGTTGGAAAAACAGAAAATCCTGATATTTCTTTTCGTCGTGTAGGTGTTAATGCAGGAAAAATAGATAGGAAAATTCACGAAAAAAGTATTCAATCGCATTATTTTATAAAATTCACTAATGGCAAATCTACAACTGATAATATAAATAAATTATCTACTATTACATATGATTTTAACAATACAGTCGGTCCTAAATCTATATCAAAACAGGAATTAATATTTAAATTTAATCCGTTATTATAATATTAAGTAAAGAATGAATTAATAATGTTTTGTAAATTTTTTAAATAACATAATGTATTATTATGAAATCCTATTTCAAATAATTTGTATGCCTTATTTTTTTGGCTTTTGAATTGTATTTCATTACAAACAACACATAATAACTTACTATTTTCGTTATTATGCTTATTATCAATTAAATATTTATAACCTCTATTTAATTGATGTCCTCCTGAAGTTAAATCTAATTGGTTCATACCAATAATAATTTTATTAGTTAATTTTTCCAAAATATACCAATCTGGAATTTCACTCGTTAGATGAATTTCGCATTTTTTTTCAAAACAAATTTCAAATCGTTCCTTATCTAATGATAATTTCGTAATAAATTCCTTTACTATATTATTAAATTTATTTCCTCTTATAACTCCCTTTGTTCCTGCTGGTATTAGGGATAATAAATAATCTTGTATTATTTTTTGTTTAGTTTCTTCGTTAACATATTTTTCTAATATATCACATAGCTTTTTAATCTCATTTTTAACAGAATTACACTCTTTATATTCACTCAATAACTTTTCGTCAGTTAATTCTTCTAATGTTTCATAACAAATTTCTTGCTTGATTCTAGCGTTTATATCTTCCATTAATGATTGAGTTGTCATTTTAAAGATTAAATATTTAATCATTTAATATCAATTTTTTTAAAAATAATGGATTATTTAGTCGGTGTAAGTAATTGTTATGTAATTCTAAATGGAGTTATCTTAACATTGAATTTCCAATAGAACTTATGCCTGTTTCTCTTTGACGACTATGGGTATTTTTCATTTCTCTTGAGCGTGAATGGATAGTAGCGTGTTTTGGAGTGCTAGTGTTAGTGAGGGGACAATTTAAACCTTTGAATGGGTTAGCTGTCCATGCAGTATTGGCAGACCAAACACCACAATCAGTAAACATACCTGTAGCCGATTTTCGACAAGGATACTTAACTTGAAAGTTATAATGGTTTGGATATTCGAATTCTGTTGTAGGTAATGGGTAATTTTCTTGTTCGGCATCTGGGAAGTCCCCAAAATAATCGTCATATAATTTTTTTGGTTGAGGATTATCTGGTTGTAAATTATTAATTACTTTTTCGGAATAACCGTTACTAACAGTTAACATTTGGGAACTGACCGCATGCCCTCCATCCATAGTGCCAATAGGTTGTGAACCTGGTTCTTGTAAGATTTTGTTTACTTGCATAGGGGTAAAAGATTCTTTATTATTAAAAGAAAACCACATACCTCTTTGGAATTCAAATTGCTTATAACAAAAATATAAAAATACTAAAATAACAATTACATAAAATAAATAATCATTCATATATATTTTATATCTATATTTTTGTTTAAACAAAAAAAGAATTGACTTGTTGGGAAACTCTAACAAAGGTAGTGCATTTTGCCATTTGTTTTATATTTGGTGCATTAATATAAGCACATGTGCTTCGCAAGCCGCCTAAATAATCTAAAACAGTATCATTTAAATCACCTTTATAGGGTATTTTCAATACCCTGCCTTCTGATGCTCTATATTTTTCCATTTTACCATAATGTTTTTCTTGTGCTTTATCCGAACTCATTCCATAAAACATTTTTAATTTTTTTCCATTTTCCTCTATAACCTCTCCAGGATTTTGATCATGTCCCGCAAATTGACCACCAACCATTACAAAATCAGCTCCACCTCCAAATGCTTTTGCCATATCTCCGGGGCATGTTATTCCGCCATCTGATATTATCTGTCCACCAACTCCATGTGCAGCATCAGCGCATTCCAAAACAGCAGATAATTGTGGCATTCCTACTCCAGTTTTTAATCTAGTGGTGCACGCCGAACCCGGTCCAATTCCAACCTTAACTACATCTACACCTCCCGTTAAAATTAATTCCTCGACCATTTCTCTAGTAACGACATTTCCAGCAACAATAATCTTGTCCGGAAATTCTTTTCTAACTTTTTGACAAAATTCGACTAATTTGGAAATATATCCATTAGCAATATCAATACAAATCCATTTGACAAGAACTTTATTAAGAATATCTTTTAATTTTTCAAAATCTTGATCCGAAATACCAGTAGAAACCATAAAATAGTTTGGATCTAATTTTTCTTCATTTAAATGGAAATTTACATAATCTTCTTTGGTGTAAAATTTATGTAAGGCAGTTACAATCTTATGTTTAGATAAGGTTTTATAAACTTCAAATGTTCCGGTTGTATCCATGTTAGCAGAAATAATAGGGACACCTTCCCATGAATGGTTTGTGTGTTTAAATTTAAATGTTCGGTCAAGAGTAACTTCAGATCGACTATTAATAGTAGATCGTTTAGGTCGGATAAGGACATGATTAAAATCCAATTTCTCTCCAGATTCTATCTTGTTCATTGTAAATATATAGTAATAATATCTTTATATATTTACTAACAAAGGTTTTATTTTTTGGATCGTCTTTTTTTTGTTTTTGATTTATTAGATAATTGTGGATACCTATGGGAGACCCAACATAAAGCGCAAAAAACAGTTCCGTGTTCTTTTTTAACTTCTAAGGAATCATATACAAATATTTTACCAGGAAATAATCGGTAGTTTTTAGATGTTATATTATCTTTAAAAAGTTCTACTTTATTTTTTATTAGTCCGTAACCTCTTCTTTCTATTAATCCTTTCAATGATAAAGAAAGACTTTTAATTACTTCTTGTTTAGTTCCACTACCCGAATATTCTAAGGCAAATCCACCTAAATATTTATTATTGTTGTCATATACATCCGTTGTTAAAACAGCAGTACTTATAAATTTTCCTTTTTCTCCATTTGCTTGTGCTTTAATACATTCCATAGCTTCCCCCCAGTTAATTCTTTTTAATCCCTCTTCTTTAGATATTTGTTTTGCGTGTGTTGGAATAACACTAGTATATTCAATAATATTACAATTTTCTATTCCAGCATTAGTTAAGGCCGCATCATAGGAACCAGTTTCGTATTTTAAACCCTCAGATCCAGCTTCAGATTCACCTTTACCGGAAGTTGCAAAATATTCATAAGGTATTCTATTTCCTAAGATCATTATTATATATTTTAGTTAGTTTTTTTTCTGAATTTTGATGTTTTTTTTGATCGTCTTTTTGATTTTCTTTTTTTATTTTTACTCTTTGTTTTTCTTTTTTTAGATTTTTTTCTTTTACCTCCTAGGGAATGACCGCTCCTAGAAAACTCTCTATGTTTTCCTTTATTTAAAAAATGAGCTCTAGTAAAAATAATATCAAACGCATCTTCGCAACTAAGTGGCTTTTTATCTTTATCCATTAATTTAAAATAATGTTTTTGAAAAAAATCAAATTCGCTTTTCTTTCCTTGGGGGTCTTTTAAATCATTACAAAATAAAGACTTGAGAATATTATGTTTTTCTCTTACATAATGACCATATTCATCTGGTTCCAAAAAATATGTATAAAAAATATTCCAATTTAAATAAATATAAAAATGTGCTGCCATTACCATCACGCTTAAAATAGAAATTAAATCTTTATAATCTGTTATAGTTGTAACATTGGAATAATCTTGACACCAATCCCCATCCCAATCAATAAGTTTTACAACAATATTATCTGGATTTGAATAATTAATCATGCAATTCGCTGGTTTTATATCAAAACAAATAAGTCCTAAAGAATTGGTAGTAGCATAAAGTAAGTCAATAAGTTGTTTGGCGATTATATGGTCGGCCTCTGATAATTCACCAGTGCTTATAGAATCTTTTCCTGGACCGGTCTTATAATAGTCATTTAAGTCAGAATCCATTTTTTCACAAACAATATAGTTATAGAATTGACGATGTATTTCTAAATATCCATATTTATACAAATGGGGTGAATATCCATCATTGCTTGCTCTTTCCCAATTGCTTTTACTTTGGATTGCTTCCTTTAAGTGCTTTATTTTATTTTCAGTTGAATCACCAATGACAGATATAATATTATCTGTATTTAATTGAAAAAGAGGATATTGAGATAACCTAAAAACAATAGATAAACCTTCTGAGTCATAAATAAATATTTCGTTATTGGCTCCTTTATTTATATGTTTAACCAAGCGAATATTCTCTCTTAAATGAGGAGGGAAAGATTCTCTAATAATTTGATTTTGATTACTCACTTTAGAAGGGATCAAGTTTTCAATATGCTCTTCGGAATTAAGAAAACCGGGAATACTTTCATAGGTTATACCTGACATATAATATAATATCGCATAAAAATTAAATTATAAAGGTTATTTTCTTTTTTTGGATTTATGTTTAGATTTTCGTTTTTTGGAACGAGTTTTAGAAACTAATTTGGATTGGTAAGTGGATTTACAGTGGTGGTAAAGATTGTTATCAAGTATTTGTTTTTGGGTTTCGGGAGTAATAAATTTTTGTAAATTTTGTAGGGAAGAATAATATACATCTAATTCTTCTCTTACTCTATTTCCGGCCATGGATTTATATGATTCGGGAATTAAATGTTTGGGCAAAAATAATATATTTTGCATAATTAATTTTTTAATATCTTCGAATTTATTAGGATTTTTATCAGATTGTATAAAGTTATTTACATCTAGATTTGAAATTTTATTTTTTTTAAAAAAAGTTTTTAAAGGATAAGGATAATTTCCATTTGCTTGTTTTAATAATTCTTTTAAATCAATTTGTTTAAACACATAATTTTGAGAATTGCTGCCAATAATTTCACTAGAATAAATATCATATACAATAAATTTAATCATAAATAGTAATTGAAGAGAGTTTTGCCATTCTCCTTTGACTCTTTGAATAATATTTTCAATACTGTGGCATAAATAAAGAGATTTGAGTTGAGTTTTAGAAAAATGATTGGTTAGAGTATTTAAAGAAGTAGATGGGGCTTTATTTTTTTGACCCCATTTAATTTCCCAATCATCAACTACGAAGGAAATATTAGAGGGAACTTTATAATTAGAATGTATATATTTTACTAAATTATCTAACATTATTATTCTATCTTCCTCTGAAACACAACGCACCCATGGTTTATTGTAGTATTTATTAGTAGGCAAGAAGTGATATTGTATTTTTTGTTTAGGATGTTTAGATGAGACAAAAGAAGAAATATTAAATGCTAATTGACCTGTTGCTTTTGTTGGGGGAGAAAATACCCCACCATCAATAATATAAATAGGATAAACCATAGACTTATATTATATAGATAAATTTTTATAATTATATTTTGAATATATATATAAATGAGCTCAACAGACAATACAGAAAATACAGAAGAAAAGAAAAATGAAAATAAAATAGGGTCTTTTGTCAAAGATGTAGTAAGTGCATTAATACAGGTGCTTATACTGGGGATTTTAGGAGCTAATTTTGTTTTTCTTACACGATTAGATTTAGACATGTTATTTCCAACCGATATTGAGAAAAGACCATATACCGATAAAAACAAAGCTGGTAATGAACTACCTCAAATATGCCCCGGAAAGAAGTCGATGAATGGAGGTAGAAAAACAAAACAAAAAGGAGGGTCAAAAGGAACGGGATGTGGAGATTTTATAGATATATGCGATAGTAAATTATTTGAAAATGATTATTTTAAAAATATGTTTGATTATGGATTTCCATATACATTAGAGAGTAAAGAACAAACATTTGGGGGAATATTAGGTAACTGGTTTGCTAACAAAGTTAAATATTCTTATGTATGGTTACGGACTGTTCTTAATATGATTATTTCTTTTTCATCCTCGTTTTGTGCAATGGTGCCAGATAAAGCCAAAGATATAGTTCCATTTATTATAGGTCCAATTGCGATATTGGTATTATTAGGTATTTCCTCAATATGGTATATACCTAGTTTAATAAGTCTATTTTGGAATGAAAATCAAGGATGGAAAGGATTTGGAATTTCATTTGTAGGATTATTCTTTGGATGGACATGGTTAGTGCCTTTATTCACTAGTTTTGTGCAGATGTTTTGTTTAATGTTTAAATTAATTTTGTTACCAATTATGTTGAATGCAAAAACTATCATAAATATAATGGGAAATGAATGGAATACATTTTATTTGAAACTAATATTCTTTATTTTTTGTATAATTTCTGCATTTAAAAACTTAAATCTTTATGTGGCGATAGCG